CCCAATTGAAAAATTTCTTTTTCTGCTTGTCTGTAGCCAAATCGTCTGGACCTGCAATTTTAAACTTTTTCATTGCTTTACGGAAAAATCTTTGATAATCTTCCCCAGAGTCAGAAGCTTCATTAACCATACCTCCTATATCATAATACTTGTTCAATGTGCCCCCGATATCTTCATATGCAGATTCTAAACGCTGTTGAAGTACGGTCATTTCTTGTGCTGTCTTTTCAAAAATCTTAAAGGCTTCTGACAAATGCTTCATGTGTCGATTTACGGTGTTAGCGTCAAACCAATCTTCAGTTTCAGACAGCGTTAATTGATGTGCTGCATCAATCATTTCTCCAAGTAAATTTGCCGTTTCTACAAGAGAATGTCCTCGGTAAATAGATTTGGAATATTCTGCAAATTGATACACTGCTTCAAGAAAAGCTTTCTTTTGATCAGTCGTCATGCTCGCAGCAATGTTTTCGTTTTCTTTAAGTAAATCAGATAACTTAATAGTAGATTTCATATTTTCGGATAATTTTAATTCATGCATATGTAATGCAGCTAAATACTTTTTCAGCGCAGTTCGATTCCCGGCAGTTTTTCCAACTAACTTTCCAGTGTCTTTTTTATACACTGCATATTTATCTCCTTGCTTTTTATAAGTATATGGCATATTATTAATTAATAAGGGGTTTCAGTAGCACGAGCATCGGCATAAAACTTCGACCTAAATTTGTTGTTTTCATATACTACCGTTCCTATATCAACTCCATTAGAGCCTCCTCTAGGATGTTTGTAATTTACAGAAAATTCAAAAGCATAGCCTCCAATAGAGTTAGGAATTTGAGCACAAAATACATCTAAAGTCATTGTCGAGAATATCGATCTCAATACAGGAGTACGTATTTCTTTAGATAAATCGCTGGTGTATGTAATGCCGGTGCGAGAAGTTTTCCCAGGAGTCAGTGTAACAATAATACCTGTTTTAGTTTTAAGTTCTTTTTGAACTCCTTTGATGATTTGCTCGGACGGCTCAATGATTTCTTCATTTAACCTCTTTTTCTCTTTGAGTAATGTAATTAATTTCATGATTAAGATTTGTATTTAGTTGGTGTAGCATTTAAATCTAATTGAGAGTCTGAAGATTTCCAAGTACTCAATCGTCCTCCTTGCTTAGGATATTTAGTAACAACATCTACATTTAAAATGGAATTGTCCATTAAATGTTTCGATGTACCAGTGTATTTAATCGGGTTGATGTTGTTGTTTGAAGCTTTGTAATTTGACTCTAAACTCATAGTTATTTACAATTAAATTCTGTTAAAATATCGGTTATTAAACGATTAACCTTTTCGTATTTATTTATATATATGGACCTGTTAACAGATTCATTGATTGGCTTTAAGAACGCTCCATGAGTGGATGGATTGGAAACAAAGTCAAACGCAATTAATTCAAAATCGTCTTGCACCTCAACTTTATTTTCTCCTAACTGTTTAACAGACCCTAAACCTCTAGAAGAAATACCTAATTTAATGCCTGAACGAAACAATTCTCGAAGTATGTTTCCTGAAGGCGTTGTTAATACTTCGACGGTTCCGACCAAATCATTTCCATCCCAATGCATTTCAACAATGTTATGAGAAACATTGTTCAAATTGACTACTTGAGAATCTGGATGATCTAGTTCTCCTAGAGCTCTTCTCTCTTTGATGTTTATATCAGAATATTTTTTTGCTTCGCGCATTAAAATATTTCTAGGATATACTCGACCATTTTGATTTTCAGCATCTGCTCTTTGCAATACGCCTTTGACAATTAAACGACCATTATTTTTATCCATAGACTCAGAAATCATTTCCGGAGTCACGTTGAATGATATACAATCAACAATTAATTTTTTTTCCATATTAAGATGCTAATTCTTTAAGTTGTTTAGATACTCGAGCTAGACGCTCTGAAATTTTTACTAAATTTTCTCGAGACGATTTCCAATATATACCATTGTCTGAATTTGTCTCTTGCTTCAGCCTTACATTTTGATTTACTACCTTTTCAATTTCACGTAAACCTTTATTAATGAAATTGATTGAGCTATTAATCTTTTGTTTAGGATTGGCTATTGGATCTTTTTTATATTGGTTATAAGAAATTTCATTTAACGTAAACAATTCTTTGGAAAATTTCATAAACTCAGATTCTTCTACTTTACGTTTTTTCGATTCTGTTTTACGTTTAACTTTTTTATAACCTAACTGCTCTATGGTATCATCATCTGCGCCCCCAAATGCATATGGGGTTTGATATCCCGGTACTCCGGCAGTAGTGGACATTTCATCTAAATCATCTTCAAAAGTATCTGAAACATCTACATTTTCAGATTCAACTAGTAATTTTGATTTAATCGATTGTATATAAGACATATTATCTATACAATAAATAAACAGTTCCTGAATTTACGCTATATACGCTCATTTCAAATACTTGTGCAGGAGTGCCGGCACCAGCAGCAGGGATTGCAATAGTTCCTCCCGATTTCAAAGTAACTGTTGCTCCTGTTGAACCAGAAACGTAAAAAGCCATTGGATTGGCATTAGACCCAGTTGCAATGAAAGTTGCAGCGGCGAGCACTACTCGATTATATCGTCCAGCTTCTACATGATAAATAGAACCTGATACGGGATATGGACCTGAAATAGGATTTGCTGACATATTATAGTTTTTTAAGTTCTTTAATTAATTCGTGATATCGTAACAAAGTTAATATATGAGAGTCAGAAATAATTTTTGAATTTGATATAGAATTCAACATATTCGTTACTTCAGACAATTTAATTTTTGTTACTTTATCATCGATGTTTTCAGAATGATTTCGAATTTGTTTTTTCAATTTAACTGATTCAGTAGTAACAAAATCTTTCAAATTAGTTCCGTCGGTTACAGAATTAATGTATTCGCGTAGAATATTTTTTTGGCTTTTATCCAACGTGGAATATTTTGTATTAAAACTATCTACGAGAATTTTATAAGACAGCAATCGAATTTCTTTGTCTTGCTTAATAAACGAATTAATGGTATTGGATTCTGTTAATTTTGTTGTTGCAGATGGCTTTGAAACTAAATGCTCCATCAATGTAAATTTGTTGTTTACATATTCAACAGGATTGTCAGCAACGGTATGTTCAAATAAATTATATATCGAAGCTAAAGTTTTGTAATTATTAACTTTGGCTCTGAAAAAATCTTCGATTACAAACGAATTTTTAATTTCTTTAATTAAATTGTATTTTTGTTTGCTTAAATTAGTTTTACTCAACTTGGAATGAGCATCTAAAACAGCATCAAGTATAGCAGTTGCTTTTGATTCTTTAATTGTTCGCTCTTTAACCAATGTCTGATACAATTTCAATTCTTTGGAAAGTACAGACGAATTAGTAAAGAATTTTTTAATAATGCCAACCGCCTTGGAATCAACATTATTTAAGGTATCGGAAGCTACTTGACGCACAAGTAACTCAAACAAAATACCAGTATTCTTAAATTTTGAATGCTTGAATGATTTCATCTAGAGTTTCAATCTTTTAATAATAAATATATATAAGTTATATTTTCGTTATTCTATTATGTTACCTTCATCTAACATGGAAGTTTCTGACAACAATGTAGATTTTTTAGTAAATTTAGATAATCCATATTTGTCAATTACATTTACAGACTCATTTCGAAATTTACCTGTTCTGGAATTTTTCCATGCTATACGGCCCATAGGATCGTATCCTCTAGGATGTTCGTGCGTGTTATATTTGATACCTTCTTTAGGTCTACCCGCTCCTGGCCATCCGCCCTTAGGAGTACGTTTCTTTTTTGCTTCGCTGTCATATTTTTTCTGAAGCTTTAAATCTACGCTATCTTGTACCGTAGCTTCTTTTTCTTTATCGCCAGAAGCAAAAGGATTACCGCCCCCGCCTTCTTCTCCTTCTTCCCCACCGCCTTCCTCACCTTCCTTTTCTTCCCCACCGCCGGCAGCAAATGGATTACCTCCTTCTTCACCTTCTTCTCCTTCTTCTCCTTCTTTTTTAGCTTCTTGATTTCTAGGATCGGCGGGGTCTTCTCCTTCCTCTGCAATTTTCGTTAATCTAAATGTATTTTTCTGGTCTGTAATAATATCTTCTTTTATTACATCAATTTCGTCTGGAGTAAAGTTAAATAAATTTTTATAAATCCAATCAGTGGGAAGTAATTTTCCTTCTATCATAGATTTAGCCAAATCAACTTTGGTGTTATATAATGTTAACTTCTCTTGTTCGTAAATAGTCGAAGGAGAAGTCATATCCAATTCAAAATTGATTAACTCGGCATTTTCATATCCTTGTGAATATAAATGTATAATCGCAATTTTATGTAATTCAGATATAACAATTCTTTGTATACGTTCAACGGTTCTTGCAAATCGAACATCTTCAGCAGCAAGTGTAGCTTTTCCTGAATTGTGAATTATCACTCCGGCTGATGTTGCAAAATTATGATATTTAGTTATTGTTAAATCACATGTGTCAATTTGCTCTGATAAAAATTCTACATTAACTACTTTATGATTAGCATATTCTCCTTTGAAGTTATTTATAAACCCTTTATTAACTTTAGCTAATGGCATATGTGTATCTACAAAACTATATCTATCGATATCAAATTTATCAAAAATTCTATTCAATGTATTTCTAGTTACTTTTAATTTAGATTCTAAATCTTTAAAAGAATTACTCTGATTAGCAATAGAAACTAAATTTTCAAATGTTATAGAATTAAACTTACAGTTATATGTATTTCCTTTATAAAAATCACCCCAACATTTTGTATTACAAAATTCTTTATTGTAATTCATTGTATTACAATTTTTACATGAGTGATATTGCAATGAACGCAATCCTTTATTTGCCGGACCATTTGCCTTAACCCACTCTCCTAATCTTTTACCAGAAATGTCTCCGCCTTTTTTTCCATTAATAGATGCATTTATTTTTATCCTGTCAGAATTTCTGTATTCAAGCATTGCTTTGGAATAGTTTCCTTGTTTTGCTAATTCTTGATGAAATTTTCTATGTTCGAAAAAACTCATAGACCCGTCTAAATTTTCTGGATTGTTATTCCATTTATTTAGATCGATATGATGTATAACTTTACCTGTTTGTTTAATTCCGTAATGATTAGCAACTAATCTATGTACCATTTCCCATTTTCCTGTTCCAGGATGATATACTTCGGTATATCCGGATATATTTTTTTCCGCCGATAATCTAGTATATAATGGCATTAACGACTGATTAGCAACTAAATTTTGTGCCTCTATCCATTCGCCATCTCTTGTTAAAAAGTTATGATCAGGCGTACAGTCTATATATTTTCCATTATCTAAATGAACGCGTACTACTTTTGCATTCATACGGGTAAACCCGGCCCATTCTATTTCGCCAGGAACAATTAATTTTGAGTCTTCATCAATTGAATAAACGTAATTTTTTATGCCGAGTTCATAATCTTCTATTAATTGCAAAACTGTTTTTTCTTCTCCTGATATCAAAGGTATTAATGTATCCGGGGATATGCACAATCCTTCTTCATATCCTAAAAATGCTTTTGGCACTTTTAATGCGGCCATCATTTTATTACGAAGATATTCAATATCATCTATCCCGGTAAATTCCATGCCAGATAACGTGTCAATTTCAGTTCCGGATTGACCTCCGCGTACTGGAAGAAAATAATCTTCTAACATGTTCATCATGTTGAACTTCAAATTATAATCTCCGGTTTGCGGGTCGACATATGGGGTTTTACGCATTTGATTCATTATGCGTTCCATATGATTATCAACTTCCCCGGCAGGAATGTTACCTACATCAATTTTGAAAATACGCTTTTCAGGTGCACGCATAATACGATGTATCAACATAGCATCTTCCATCAGCGTTAATTGTTTCCAAACTCTTCTTGCAGGTTCTAATATAGATTTTCCATAAGGAAGAAAATTAGAATCATTTAATAAACGAAAATGTGCAATTTCAAAATTTTCATAAATAATATTTCCGCTTCCTAGCTGTTTGAATTGCACATGATATGGATTGTTCAAATCCAATCCTTCTTCTCTTACAATTTCATATGCAGATAATGGAGTAACATTGATGATTCCTATACCTTCTTGAATGTCCAATTTCAAATATAAGTCGCCGTATTTACACATATTGCGAACCCATGGCCATAAGTTGAATTCAACATTCAAAATGTCATAAAACAAATTATGTAAAACTCTTTTAATAGCGTCATTGTCACTGGTAATCCGAAGTACATCTCCGAAGTCATCTTTCATAACAGTTTCGTCTGAATAAATGTCGAGTGCTGAAGCTAATATGGAATCTTGGTCCATAACTTCATAATCGGTATACAATTCTGTTTTTGAAGAAAAGTAATTGTAATTTGGATTGTAAGTAGATAATGAATTAGGTCGTACTCCATGTAATCGAGTAAACCTATCAATGAATTTAGAATTGTGTGCATTTCCCACAGATTGCAAGTGGTCGTTATCAACTACGCGCAATTTGTTTTTACCAACAGTTCTTATAACTACATTGGTGTTAAATAATCGTTTTAATCTTCCGTAAAATGTTTTATCTGACATATTATATTATTTAATATAAATATCGGATATACTAAAATACTCGATTTTAAATCAACCAAGTTAAATCTTCGGCACCTTTCCCTGATTCCATTGACCAGCCGGTGTCTGCTCTGCGACGAAATGAATTTACATACATGCCACTGTTAGGCCCTTTGCTGAAATAATCCATGGTTTTACGATTCAATTCCAGCCCTTGTTGTTTAAGTTTCAATGCAGTATCACGAATCCATAAGCCAATGGAAAATGCCATTACCAAGTCATCGTTATAACCATGTTGCGCTTCCGGCCTCGAACCATTCCATATAAAAACAAACAATTCGTCAATTAAACGTTTACTGTAAATAACAGGAACTCGTTCTCTCATGTATGTATCTAATTTGGAAATTACTAATGGACGAGTTCGAGAATTTGTTGAAAATCCAGGTACCATTTGTGAATTGTCTTTTAAGTCAATGTATTTGGCTAATTGTTGTGATACATCCGATATAGAAGAATCTTTAGGAGAATAATATAAATTTTTATAGCCTCTGTCAATGGCTACTTGTATAGATGCCCAGCCAATATTGGCATTTTCAATTACCAACAATGCGTCATTGTATTCAGTAGCAATGTTTACTAGTAAATTTCCATAATCTTTAGTTGAAATTTGCCCTTTATATTCAGCGACTTGCTCTAACGTTTCAACATCGAGTACGTGGAATGCTGAATAATCCGCTCCGTCGCCACGTGCAACGTCCGCTACTACAATATAATCTTTGCTGTAATTTGCATGCTCCCAAATCCATAATCCTTGATCATACCCGCGCATTTCTATAGGGTCTTTGCAGTAAGTTTCTCGATACCATTGTAATGTCGCTCCTTCAACAACAGAATGTCCTGAAGTTATAAAATCGCAGTCGCAATTGTGACTTATTATATTATTTGTTAAATATAAATGTCCGTTACGTACATTTACAAGATCATACATTTTAATGTCACTATTTACTAATTGATATTTAGTAACGGGTTGCCCATTAATAATATCTCCTAACTTTATCTCAGACGCTAATATATTAACGCCTTCATTAACGATGATATGGTTCAAGCTACATTTTAATTCAGTATTGCCGAATACTATTTCTAAATATTTAGTATGATCTGATTCAAGTAGCCCGTCAAATAATTGAAACCCGGTGGGCGTTAAAACTTCGTATATAGTATTAATCTGCATAGTAAATTTCATTATTATAGTTAATTCGTATAAATTTACATCCCAATTCTTTTTTGATGTTAGCTTGTCGTATCAAATCTTTTTCTGATAACTTATTGCCTTTAAAATGATGTTTTTCGTCATATTCAATTACAATATTCTTAGATGGACTATATCCGTCGACAGAGTACCCGCAGATACGATATTCTCCTCCATTTTCTGCATGTATAACGTCCGGTATGTTATATTCTTTAGCCACTGATTCAATTATTGGAATAGATTTTTTATTATACCACACCCCGCCTTTATGGCAAAGGGATAGTTTTTCTAGTATTTTAATACGCTTAAATTCGGGGCACTTTCTGCAATATAATTTTCCGTATGTTAATTTATGTCCACATTTACACTGACATTTAGATATATCAAAATTAAACTCAACGATATATTTCATACGATTCTCTAATGTTGTATCTAATATATTAGAAGTATAGTGCATAACAGATTTATATAACTTAGGATTGTCTACGATCATTGTGCGATACTTTGACTTACCTAAGTACTTATGCCATAAATTATTATCTAATAATATTTTACGTAACTCATCTTGTGCATAAATATCCAAGTTAATCAGTCGTTGTTGTAGCTTCTGATAACTATGTTTGACACGATTACTTAAATATGGGTCTATAGGTTTATTGTTAGGCACGAATCCTATCTGCATAATTTCATCTTTTCCGTATAACTCCCTATATTTTAAAGTCGTTAGATTATGTTCAGATTTTAAATGTTGGTGCAATTGCTTTGCTTCGTAATTACAAATTTTACATTTTAGCTTTCTTTCTCGCATGATATTGATCTTTCAATTTGGTATTTATTAATTCTTTATTACGTTGATAATATTCACGGGCCCATTGATTTTGGGCTTCGCACCTCTCTTCATCAGTATAATATTTTTTCTTACGGCCCATATATCAATAAATATATAACTAATAAAAACTAATAAAATTAAACTAACATTTTTAATCGTAGCTCATCAATTGTAATCGATTCAATTGCCCCTGTTATTGTATTTCTAATAGTGACAATCGTGTCACCCGCAACACATTCCTGTGCCGCGGCCTTTACTCCTAGCAATTCATCTTGAGCATCTCTCCAAGTTTGATTTCTTTCAGGATGCACTGTCCAATGTAATTTAATAGGATGAAATTTTGACATTGGATTGGTTTCAGCATCAACCCATGTTTTATGAAAGAAATTTCCTGTACCATTAGGTGTGGATAATATAATAGCACCTCCACCTGTAGCCAGGGTTTGTTGTGAAGAAGTCCAGATTTCCCCAACATTGGATATGAACGCTGCTTCATCTACAATTAATAAAGACAGCGCTTCTGAACGACCGGCGTCACCTGAAGATGAAGTAGCTTTGATTTGAGACCCATTGGTGAATCGAAGGGATAATTTATTTTGTTCTACAGTTTCATTTCTCAGCCATGAAGGTAAATTTTCATACATTACCTTTACTTTAAGTACAAGATTTTTCGCGACTTCTTGTTTTGTAGCAATTACTAAAATGTTTTTATCTGCAAAAAAAGTCATTAACCATAATGCATATCCTGCAGTTAATGTTGATATACCTAACTGTCGTGACTTTAAGATGATGTTGTAATCATGGTCTCGTAACTGCCATAAAGTCTTTTCTTGAAATTCATATAAATGAAATGGAATTTTTCCTTTTTTAGGGTGTTGTATTTTACAATACTTCTTCATGAAATGCACTGGATCTGTAGCGCATTTTTTATATTCATCTCGAATAATTTCTTTGAAACTGGCTTGTTGCATATTCTATTTTGTTAATTTAATTTTCCAAT